TCAGCTTTTGTTATGGCTCATACTAAATGGATTGAAAGTATCTTGAAACAAATGAAAGAAATCAAGTTAGGATTAAAAGGTTATAAATGGTTAGATGAGGCAGTTGAACTATCAACCGAACTTGGATTAGATATTCAAGAGGCAGAAATAATTAGAACCAATAGTACAGGGCTAGTTATTTATAATCCGAAAAATCTAGCTGAAAGAATAAAAGGTATGAAAAATACTGAAAAAACTAGAGAGCAGAAGATAGCAGAAAGAGTTGCATATATGCAACAACAACAAAAAAATGTGGATAACCTAAATTAATTTGTTGTTTAACTATGGGATTAATATATATTAATCCCATAACCAATAAGGTTATAGAAAGCGAGAATAAATGATAAATAATAAACCTTTTGTTATTACTTACTATTCAGCAAGTGATAAGAAAACAATAACAAGAAATGCATTATGGACAGACAAATGCAGATATTGGTTATCAAAATCTGGTCGTATGTTAATGACTTATTTTGATATTGACGCAGATGGTTATAGAACTGCGTCGGACACATGGAGTATTAAATTATGATAGATCAAAAATACTTCATTATTGAAAAAGAAATCTTTTTGGGTACACCAAAATATTCTATCCATAAAGGTAAGATGTATGATTTAAAAACTGCAACAAGAATTTTAGTTGCACTTGATACATTGAACGAGGACAGGGAAAGATATTCTCATCACTTACAAGAAGTGGATAAAGGTATGTTGCCTTTAGTTTTAACTGATGAAGTGAAAGAGGAACAATCGGAAATGCCTTTCTGATTTGATCTCGCAGTAGGGTTTGTGGTTTAGGTATGAGCCACAAATCCTACAAACTCTTACAGGGTATGCATAAACAACATATGTTGTAATTGCATAGTGTGTACCGATAGAGGTACCACTACATCTTGTGTTTTTGCTTGAAAATTCCGGGAGGGCCCACCCTAATCTGTAGTAGGGGTCCCAAGTATGTACATATATGTAAGATTTAGACTCTTATAGCCAAGGTTTCAAAAATAGGTTATATAAAAAATATTATAAAAAATTTTATGGAAAATTTTTCAGGACTGACTCCAGAAGAAAGAGCACGACTTTTGGATCTAGAAAAGAGTGTAGAATTAGATAAAGCAAAACCAAAGATCAAAAAAGACTTTTTGAGTTTCGTCAAATACGTTTGGCCCGAGTTTATTGAAGGTTCTCACCACAAAAAAATTAATAAAAAATTTAATGATCTCGCTAGCGGGAAAATTAAAAGACTGATCATTAACATGCCGCCAAGACACACTAAGTCGGAGTTTGCCTCATACTTACTCCCGGCATGGATGGTTGGCCTCGATCCCCGGTTAAAGATCATTCAAGCAACACACACGGCAGATCTAGCAATAGACTTTGGTCGTAAGACCAAGAACCTTGTGGACCAGGAAAATTACAAACAACTATTTGATACACGTCTGATGGAAGATAGTCAGGCAGCAGGGAAATGGAAAACCGAACAAGGAGGCGAATACTTCGCAGCCGGTGTTGGTGGAGCAATTACAGGTCGTGGTGCTGATCTTTTAATTATTGATGATCCGCACAAAGAACAAGATATTAAAAAAGATAGTAAGTCGTTTGATAAAGCATGGAATTGGTATACGTCAGGTCCACGTCAACGTCTTCAACCTGGTGGACGTATTGTAGTGGTAATGACTAGATGGTCTACAAAAGATATTACCGGACAATTAATCAGGGCTCAGGGAGAAGAGAACTCTGACCAATGGGAAGTTGTAGAACTACCAGCGCTACTACCGGATAATAAACCTGTTTGGCCGGAATACTGGACTAGAGAAGAATTAGAGAAAACCAAAGCATCTATTCCAGTTAACAATTGGAATGCTCAGTATATGCAACAGCCAACCGCTGAAGAAGGTGCAATTTTAAAACGTGACTGGTGGCAAAACTGGGAAGGTAAAGATCCACCACAATGTGATTTTATAATTCAAAGTTATGACACAGCTTTTCTTAAAAAAGAATCTGCTGACTTTAGTGCTATTACTACTTGGGGAGTCTTTAAAGATGATGATGGTAGGGCTAATATAATATTACTCAATGCTTTCAAAGATCGTTATGAGTTTCCAGAACTTAGGAAAGTTGCTCATGAGGAGTATTTGTATTGGCGGCCTGATATGGTAATCGTAGAGTCTAAGGCCTCTGGTATCCCTCTAACCCATGAATTAAGAGATATGGGAATCCCCGTAATTAACTTTACGCCGAGCCGAGGAAATGATAAACATGCTAGAGTAAACTCAGTAGCACCGCTTTTTGAGATGGGTATGATTTATGCTCCTATGCATGAACACTACGCTCAAGAGGTTGTGGAAGAGTGCGCATCATTTCCGTTTGGAGATCACGATGACTATGTCGACTCCACAACACAGGCAATTATGCGTATTAAACAAGGTGGCTTAGTTCGTAATAAAGATGCATATGAAGACGAACCTTTGCCGGACAGAAGTAGATTAGAATATTATGGCTAGAAAAGAGGTAGTAAATCAAATTGTAAAACTTTATCAAAAGCTTGGTGGGAACGTATCTGACGTTTTAGGTACTAAAACCAATGTTAGCTTTATTGGTAAGGGTGAGCCTGAAATATTAAAAATGGATTTAAACACTAATGCACTAGGTGCATTACCTCAGTCTAAAGCACTTGAAGAATTAAAAGACTCAGTCAGCTTTGCTGCTGGAGATAAATTAAATGATCTTCAAGCGGGCAAATTATTAGAGAATATGTCCAAGATGGATGAGTTCTATAACCCTGCTGCAGCGCCAGCGAACGTAACAGATCTTGCAACAAGAACTAGAAACTTAGATGCAGAAGGTATTATGACTTTAAGAAGAGGAGGAGATCCGACAAAATATAAACCAGGTGATCCAATCACATCAGAAAATTTTGCAGCAACAGGATTTGCTCCTGACAACACTGCTCTAAGACGAGCAAGAGAATTATCAGACGATCTACCACCTCCAGGTTCACGTGGTGGACCAGATGATATTGCAGCGCCATTTACAGGTGCAGGTTTAGAGGCAATCAAGTCTGTTAAGAACAATAGTTTAATTGTAGATGACTTAGTAGATAAAGTTTATCAAATGTCGGGAGTTGCAGAAAATGCAAAACCAGTAGCAAGAGCAAACGCTAGAGATTTTTTAAATAGGGTAAAAGACTTAGAAGACCCAGAGTTTCCAGGTGGCACAACTTTATCAGGTGTTATGGAACCAGATGATTTAAAATTTGCAACCGAAGGTGGCGGTGGTGGATTAGGTGATCCACTATTACTTGTTCAGAAATATTTTGGACCAAAGGTTGCATCAGCAGTTGCAAGATTAGATTCACCAAATGATATACAAGAGTTTGCAGAAAATTTAGTTAAAATAAAAGATGCAAAAGGTAATTCAGTAACTAGTAGATTCTTTGATCCTGACTTAATTAATCCAAATGATTTCGAATTTGCAGACGGCGGACGTGTACCTATGTTTGCTGGTGGTGCCGCAAGAATTGGTTATCAAGCTTTACGTAAGTACGGTATCGAAGCAAAAGATATTTCAAGATTGTTTGCAAGTCTAGGATCCGACAAAAGTTTAGTTGGAAAAGAAAAAACAGAATATTTTAGAAACCTGCACAAGGTATTAAAAAATCCTGATGACTACCCAGATGGCATTAGAGAAATACAAATACAATTAGGCATAGACATTCCAGGACTTAAAAGCGGCGGTCTTGCCGGCATCCTGGAGGTGTAATGGCTCTTAAAATAGAAACTAAAGGTAAAACTGTCGAACCAAGTATTTATGAAAGAACTTTTACCGATGGCTCTAAAAAATACTATGCTGGTCCTCAACGAAAATATAAAATGTTTCGTCAACCTCTCAGGGACTCAATAGAAGAAGCAAGAGATGATTTAAGAAAATTTAATATACAAAACCCTAAAGCAAAAACAATTATAGAAAAACAAGCAGAAGCTGTAGCTGAAAGAGGAGGGACTTTAGTAGATAATCCAAAATTAAATAAAGCAGTTAAAGATGCAAAGCTAGAGTTAAAAAACTATTATTCAAAAATAAAGGTAATTCATGTACCTAGTCTTATAAACAAGCATTTAGGAACAGATGCAAAGCCTAGTTCAATAACAAAATTTAAAAACGAGATAATACCTGAAATTAAAAAAATAGGTATGGTTCAAACTTCTACATTAAAAGGTTTTAAGGCCTTGAGAGACTACCAACTTGCTCCCAGTATAAAAAAAGGAACAACCCCAAAAATAGCAGAAAAATATGGTTTAGATAAAAAAGTTTTTGAAACTGCAATTAAATCTGCAGACGTAGCAGTACCTGGTTTTAGAAGAAAGATACCTTTAAAATTTGGTGATGAAGCTGAAAGAAAAAGAGCTGCTAACAAAAAGGAAGTTGCTGCTCAAAGAAAATTTAGTCAAGCTACAATGGAGAAATTTTATTCAGGACCAAAAGATTCTGGAATTCAAAAAAGTCACATGGGTGATAAATTTTTTACAGAGGTGACTGCAAGAAATTTGGGTTACGCTCCAGCTGTTATAAATCAAGAAGCATTAAAAGAATTTGATGGAAAATTAAGATCCTTAAAAAAGAAACAACTACGACTTATAAAAAACAAACCGAACAACTGGAAACAAAAACTAGAAGAAGCAAATGTCAAAGGTATGAGGCTTGCCGCAGAAAGCGGTGGATACAAGACTTTTGAAACTATAGACCCCTATACTTTAAAAAAATATGAGTATGGTGTTGATCTACGAAAAACAATAGATCCATTGGATTTAACTGAAGGAGCTAGTTTAAAAGAGATTAAAAAATCGCAAACACTTAAAGATTTAATAGAGTTAAATAGACCTATGTCTATGGAACTTCAGAAAAAAGCAAATAAGATGATTCAAGGAGCTGATAAACTATCTCAAAGAGAACAATTAGTTTTATGTAGTTTATTGTCTCGTGGTGGTTTACCTGGAGATTGTAGGGCTGCAATTCAAAACGATCCAGTAAAAGCAGCACAGGTTTTTGATGAAGCACCTAACACTAGTGGTGCTATGCAAAAAGTTAAAAATGCTGCAACAGGTTTCTTAGGATTCTTAAAAGGCCCTGGTCCAAAAACATTTGGTGCCGGTGCAGCTGTAGGAACTGCAATAGGATTAGTCAAAGCATTTAGAAACGATGATCCAACAACTTATTTATCAAACGAAGATCAACAGAAAAGTATGTTAGTAGATATGGCAACACAACCTATCACAACAGACTTTGAAAGACCTGCAATATTAGATTATCAACTACCTGCATTGGGTGCAACACTTGCAGGAACAACAGCGCTTTCCGCGCCATCAACTATCAAAGCAAGTAAATCAAGAGCACTTGGTATTGAAAGAAAACCAAAAGGTGCAATTAAAACAGGTTTAAGAGTTTTAGGTAGGGGACTAGGAGTTGCAGCATCACCTGCATTACTAGCACCGTTTATGGCTGGAGATATTGCTAGTCAAGTTGCAGAAGGAGATTCAATTACAGATATTGCAACAGATCCACTAAACTATACGTACCCAATATTTGCTGAACAAACGGATAAATTAACTAGAGGGTTAAATCCATCACTTAGAAAAGCTGCTAGATTAGGTTTACCAAAAGTAGCTCTTAGAGGTATCTCTAGACTAGGAATAGGTGGACTAGGTGCCTCTTTAGCTATACAAGGATTAGGACTATTAGATGATTAAAAAATTAACAACCACAATCCCACCTCTTAGAGGACCTAACCCACAAGGGTTGAATGTTCCTGAAAAAAAGATTATAGTAGTAAAGAACTCGGAGAAAAATAATGGCAGATATAGACAAAGCTTTACCAAACGTAGAGCAGGAAATAAAATTACCTAGTGAAGAAGAGATAGCAGAAGCTTCTCAAGACAATATTGAAGAACAAGTTGGACCAGAAGATGTTCAAGTTGAACAAGACGAAGACGGTGGTGCTACAATTACTTTTGATCCTGAAGCTGTAAACCAGCCAGGAACTAACGAACATTTTGATAACTTAGCAGACTTATTACCTGAAGATGTTTTAGGTAGATTAGGTTCTGAACTTTTTGAAAACTACACACAGTACAAAGCATCTAGAAAAGATTGGGAAGATTCATATACAAAAGGTTTAGATTTATTAGGATTTAAATATGAGACAAGATCTCAACCATTCTCAAATGCAAGTGGTGCAACACACCCTGTATTAGCAGAAGCAGTAACGCAGTTTCAAGCGCAAGCTTACAAAGAATTACTTCCAGCGACTGGTCCAGTACACACTCAAATTATGGGTATACCTTCGAGGCAAAAAGAAGAGCAGTCAACGAGAGTAAAAAATTTCATGAACTATCAACTCATGAACGTGATGAAAGAGTATGAACCCGAGTTCGATCAGTTACTTTTTTATCTCCCTCTTAGCGGCTCTGCTTTCAAGAAAATTTATTACGATGAAATTCTTGACAGAGCCGTGTCTAAATTTGTTCCGGCAGATGACCTGATAGTTCCATACACTGCAACATCTTTAGAAGATGCAGATTCAATCGTGCATGTTTTAAAAATGTCAGAAAATGAATTAAGAAAAAAACAAGTATCTGGTTTTTATAGAGACATAGAAATTACACCAGGCTATGCACAAGAAACAGAAGTAGAGAAAAAAGAAAGAGAACTTGAAGGAGTCAAGAAAACTAGAGATGAACAAATGTTCACTATTCTAGAAGTACATACAAATCTTGACCTAGAAGGTTTCGAAGATAAAGACATGGAGCAAAACCCGACAGGAATTAAACTTCCTTACATTGTAACTTTAGATACATCGTCAAGAGAAGTTTTGTCAATTAGAAGAAACTTTAAACCTGAAGATCCAACAAAAAGTAAAGTAGAATATTTTGCACACTTTAAATTTTTACCGGGTCTAGGTTTTTATGGTTTTGGTTTAATCCACATGATCGGTGGATTATCACGAACTGCAACGAATGCACTTAGACAATTATTAGACGCTGGTACGTTTTCAAATATGCCAGCTGGATTTAAGCAAAGAGGTATTCGTGTTAGAGATGAAGCGCAATCGATTCAACCTGGAGAGTTTAGAGATGTAGATGCACCTGGAGGAAACATCAGAGACGCATTTATGCCTTTACCTTTCAAAGAACCATCAGCAACATTATTACAATTAATGGGAATAGTGGTTCAAGCAGGACAACGATTTGCCGCCATTGCTGACATGCAGGTCGGTGACGGCAACCAACAGGCCGCTGTTGGAACGACCATTGCTCTTTTAGAACGTGGTTCCAGAGTCATGTCAGCCATACATAAAAGATTGTATGTGGCACTTAAAAAAGAATTTGTATTGTTAGCTGACGTATTTAAAACATATCTTCCACCAGAATATCCGTATGACGTTGTAGGTGGACAAAGAAATATTAAGGTTGCAGACTTTGATGAAAAAGTAGATATCTTACCTGTTGCAGATCCAAACATATTCTCACAATCACAAAGAATAAGTTTAGCTCAAACAGAATTACAACTTGCGATGTCAAATCCACAAATGCATAATTTGTATGAAGCTTATAAAGATATGTATTCTGCAATTGGTGTAAAAGATATTAATAGAATCCTACCACCACCTCAACAACCAATGCCAATGGATCCAGCATCTGAAAATATTATGGCAATGAGTGGTAAACCTTTTCAAGCATTTAAAGGTCAGGACCACAGAGCACATATAACTTCACATTTAAATTTTATGGCAACTAATATGGCTAAAAATAATCCTGTAATTATGGGTGCATTACAAAAAAACATCTTTGAACACATTTCTTTAATGGCGCAAGAGCAATTAGAAGTAGAGTTCAGAGAAGAAATACAACAATTAATGCAAATGCAACAAATGGCACAACAAAATCCACAGATGGCACAGAGTCCTGAAATTCAACAACAGATTATGCAGTTAAGTATGGGTATTGAAGCAAGAAAAGCTAAGTTAATTGCTGATATGACTCAAGAGTTTAAGGAAGAAGAAAACAAAATCATGGGTGATTTTGGAAATGACCCTATTGCAAAACTAAAAGCAAGGGAATTAGACCTTAGGGCTATGGATAACCAACAAAAACACGACCAAGCTGATCAAAGATTAAACTTAGACAAGTCAAAAGCTATGATGAATCAAGGTAATCAAGAAGATAAGCTTGAACAAAACGAAGAATTAGCTAAACTAAGAGCTAATACGTCTATTGAAAAGACAATTTTAAGTAAAACAATTCCATCAGCACCGAAAATGGGTGAAATGCCTGGAAATGTTGCTATAATCAGAAGTAGAGGAGAATAAATATGAAAAAAAATAAAAAAAACAGTCACGCAGGCATGACTCATGTAGATCATGACATGTTCTTGAATAAAGACGGTTTACTAAACGGCGGAGTAGAAGTTGAGGTGTCAAACCCTACTGAAACTCAATCAGTTCAAGTAAAAGGTCAAAGAAGAATGCTTGCAGAAAAGAAAAGCAAAGCAGATTGGTACTAACATGTGGTTTCAGGCAATTAAATTAGCCGTTTCTGCTGGAAGTAAAATTTATGCTAACAAGCAGAAAACTAAAATGGCTATGTCAGATGCACAATTAATGCACGCATCTCGTATGGCCGAAGGAAAAGAAGCTTACCAAGGTAAATTATTAGAAGCACGTCAATCGGACTGGAAGGACGAGGCGGTTCTTGTAATTTTGTCGGCGCCCATCGTAATTTTGGCGTGGGCAGTCGTATCAGAAGACCCAACAGCGATGGACAAAGTAAAATTGTTCTTTGATATGTTCTCTACGCTCCCGTCATGGTTCACTAATCTTTGGATTCTTGTCGTGGCGAGCATTTATGGTATAAAGGGTACACAGATTTTTAAAAATCACGGAGGAAAAAAATAATGGCAAAGAAAAAACTAAAAAAACTTCTTAAAGGTTTAGGAATTGGTGCCGCTTTGTTAGGTGCCGGTAAAGCTTTAATGAATAAAAAATCTACAGCTAATGTAAATAGCGGAAGAGGTGGAACAAGTTCTAGCGCTATAGCTAGACAACTAGCTAATATGGAAGAACCTGTATATCAAGATGACATAATGAGAGGAGGATCTGGTGTTAAAAACATGAGAAAGATTCCTGGAATGATGGTTGAAGGAGATAGATACAGTATATTAGACAGCATGGGTTTTAAAAAAGGTGGTAAAGTTAGAAAAACTAAAAAGGGCGGTAGAGCTGTAAGAAAAGCAAGCCGTAGTAAGAAAAAATAATGAAACCAAAAAAGAAAATACCTGCCGGTAAAAAAGGTAAAGGCATAAGAGCTCTTAAAAAGAAAGCACCACAAGTTGCAAAACGAATGGGGTATAAAAAAGGGATGAAAGTCTGTGGCTAAACTTTGTGCAAAAGGTAAGGCAGCAGCCAAGCGTAAATTTAAAGTTTACCCCTCGGCGTACGCAAACATGTACGGCTCTGCTGTATGTTCTGGTAAAATAAAACCAGGTGGAAAGAAAAAGAAAAAATCCAAGAGAAAATAATGGCTGAAGGTGGTCTAAGAAAATGGGTCAAAGAGAAATGGGTGGACATCGGAGCACCGAAGAAGAACGGGAAATATCAACCTTGCGGGAGAAGCAAAGGCTCAAAGAGGAAATATCCAAAATGCGTCCCACTTGCAAAAGCCACACGAATGACAAGCTCACAAAAGGCGAGTGCTGTCAAACGAAAAAGAGCAGCTGGTAATCCAGGTGGTAAACCAACTAACGTTTCAACATTTGCAAAGAGAAAATGACAATTAGAAAAACTACTAAAGGTCCCGGAGCAAATTATAGACCAACAAAATCTGGAGCTGGAATGACAGCTAAAGGTGTAAGAGCTTACAGGGCAGCAAACCCTGGAAGTAAATTAAAAACAGCCGTGACTGGAAAAGTGAAGCCAGGATCAAAAGCTGCTAATCGTAGGAAATCATACTGCGCTAGATCACTAGGACAATTAAAACGGTCATCAGCAAAAACTCGTAACGATCCTAATTCTCGTATCCGTCAGGCACGAAGAAGATGGAAATGTTAGATCGATTTATCTATAGATTTTTTGGTTCCCTAGATATTTTTTTCAATTACATTAGCCATCTTTTTAAAAGGAGAAAAAATGAGAAGAGCAATACTAGACGCACTAAGAGCTAGATACGAAGCTGATATTGCAGAAGCAGATGCAACTGCAAATATTTTTTTAGATAACTCAGTAGGTATCGGAGAACATCCACAACACATAGAAGAAGTTAATAAACAAATAGAAAAAATAGCTGCGGCAAAAGAGAAGATAGATGTTTTAGATGAGTTTGAACCAGAAAGAGGAGAAGCACTATAATGGATTTTGTAGAGAAAATAAGAAGAGTAATTAAAATGAGACATGATGATGTCGTAGTTGCAATGACTAACGGTAATGTTGACAGCATGGAAAAATACCAGTATATGTTAGGACAAATACGAACTTATCAGTATTTATTACAGGAAATATCCACCCTGCTAAAAACAAAGGAGCAAAATGACGAACAAGGAACAATTATCAGCATCAAACCAAAAGATAGTTCTACCAAATAAAGAACTAGTTGGTGTTGAAAAAGAAAATAAAAAAGAAATAGACGAATCATCAAAACTTCCAGAACCGACAGGTTGGAGAATTTTAGTTTTACCTTTTAAACAAAAAGAAAAAACTAAAGGTGGTATTATATTAGCGGATGAAACAGTAGATCGTTCACAAGTAGCATCAACTTGTGGATTAGTTTTAAGAATGGGTCCACACTGCTATGATAAAGAAAGATATCCAGAAGGACCTTGGTGTAAAAAAGGTGATTGGATTATCTTTGCAAGATATGCTGGATCACGAATTAAAATAGATGGGGGTGAGATAAGACTTTTGAATGATGATGAAGTTTTAGCAACCGTGGAAAACCCTGAAGATATATTCCACGAATTTTAACAATCATAGGAGATACTATGCAAGAAGAAAATAAAACAGTTGATATCGATACTTCCGGTCCCGAAGTAGATATTCAATTGCCAGAAGAAAAAACAGAACAGGTTGCAGAGCAGCCGACAGAGGACAAAACATATGAAAACGAACGTGAAACAAAACTTGAAGACGGTGGTAGCGCCGGTGACTCATCTGAGAAACCTGTGGAGCAGTCTGATGTTCAAGCAAGTGATCAACAAGAAGACAACAGTAAGCAAATTGAAGAGTATTCTGAAGGCGTTAAAAAGCGAATAGCTAAATTAACGAAAAGAATGCGTGAAGCGGAAAGACAAAAAGAAGAAGCTTTACGTTTTGCTGACAGTGTTAAAAAGGAAAGAGACCAATTTAAAACTACAGCAGATTCTTTAGACAAAAATTATGTTGCAGAAATGGAAGGAAGAATTACTTCTTCTATTGCAGCGGCCCAAGAAAAATTAAGAGCTGCTAGACAGAATGAAGATTCTAAAGCTGAGACAGAAGCTTTAGCCTCTATTTCTCAACTTGGTTATGAGCAGGGTAAATTAGCTGAGTTAAAAACTCAACATCAAATGCAGGAAACTGCAGCTAAAGAAGTACCTGTTGAACAACCATTATATCAACAACCCAGACAACAAGTCCAAACTCCTCCTGATCCAAGAGCAGAAGATTGGGCTAGTAATAATGACTGGTTCGGTAAAGACAGTGCAATGACGTATACAGCGTTTGATTTACACAGAAAAATTACCGAAGAAGAAGGAATTGACCCTAGGTCTGACGAATATTATACGGAAATAGACAAGAGAATTAGACTTGAATTTCCCCATAAATTTGATACACCTAAGGACAAGCCGATTAGTAAACCTACACAAACCGTTGCCTCTGCAACGCGTAGTTCAAAGACTAGTCGTAAATCAGTGAGACTCACATCATCTCAAGTAGCAATTGCTAAAAAATTAGGTGTGCCACTAGAAGAATATGCGAAACAACTTATGAACACGAAGGAGGTATAGGCATATGGAAAAAAAACAACCAACTCGTGCGAGCCAAACAAATAAAAGTGATTCTACAAAAGTAGAAACACAAGCAAAAACGGTAGCTCCAAAAGAGAGACCTAAAGTTTGGACTCCACCATCGTACTTAGATACGCCCAACGCGCCAAATGGATATAGACACAGATGGGTCAGGATAGAAATCCAAGGATTCACTGATACAAAAAACATACAAGGACGCTTAAGATCCGGGTATGAATTAGTTAGATCAGATGAATATCCTGAAGAGGACTTTCCAACTATCGCAGATGGCAAATACGCAGGGGTTATCGGGCACGGAGGCCTTGTGCTGACAAGGGTACCAGAGGAGATCGCGCAGCAAAGAACTGAATACTATGCTAAACAAGCACAGGATCAGCAGGCTGCAATAGACGCCGATCTTGCGAAGGAACAGCATAAGAGTATGCCTATCAATGTTGATAGAGATACTCGTGTAACCTTCGGTGGTTCAAAGAAAAGTTAATTTTTTAACAATTCCGAAACCAGCGAATTAACCGTACTGGAGGCCCGAAAGGGCAGGTACATTTAAGGAGAAACGTATGGCTAACGCGTCAACAACTGGGTTCGGTTTTAGACCCATTAAAAAAGTTGGTCAGTCTGACAATGTCGGTGCTCTTACAGAGTACAGCGTTGCAGCTTCTTCTGCTTTAATTTCGCACGCAGCAATGGTGCAATTAACTGCAGATGGAGTTGTTCTCGCTTCAGGTAACACAGATGCAAACAATCTGGGTTCACTGAACGGCGTTTTCTACACTGACGCTACAACTAGTAAACCAACGTTCAGCAACTATTCACCAGCAAGTAATACTGCTACTGATATTGTTGCTTTCGTAAATGACGACCCAAGACAGGTTTATGAAATCATGTCTGCGGACACTGCATTCAACCAAAATGAAGTTGGTGGATGTGCTGACCAAGTCGTGGCAGTAGGAACTACTCCGTTGTTTATTTCGAAATCAAAAATTTCGGCTACAACAAGTGCTTCTATCGCTCAACTTAAAATCCTAGGTGTTTCTAGAGATCCTGATCATTCAGATACTACTGCTGAGGGCTTTGCTCTTAGAATTATTATCAATGAGCACATTCTTGGAAACAACGTGGCGGGTATATAAGGAGTAATTAAATTATGGCTATATCACGTAATCAACTAGTTAAAGAACTAGAGCCAGGTTTGAATGCCTTATTCGGCCTGGAGTATAAACAGTATGAACAAGAACATGCTGAAATATA